CGGAATGTAGAGGTCGGCAGCGCCCGTGAAGTTCGGTGCCCACTCCTGCGTTGCGATGCGAGCAGAGGCGTCCGTGTAGCTACTACCAGTCGGGAGATCGATGGTGGCTTCGCCATCCGCCACGCTGACATTCGCGCTCCCCGTGAAGTTCAACCGGTTGACGGTCGCGCTCCTTTCTATGCCATCCTCCGCAACCGGAAACGAGATAGTAGTGAGGCCACCACCGCTAACTAGCGTCGGCGCAGCAACCCGCCATTGCGTCGCCGGCCCACCATTAACGCCCGGCTTCCAAACATAGGCATAGGACAAGGGGAGGTCCGCCGTCGCGATCTGCGGCAGCGTGGTTACGTCTGTCATGCGCTAGTCCTTACATCCCGATCGCGAAGAGTTTGCAGGGAACGGCTTCATTGCGGGCTTGGCTGATTACAGCGCCCGTAAGCGCGTCGCCGCCGCGGTTGTAATCAACGAATGGGTTGTTGATCTGTGCGTCCCCGGTGCCCGCTCCACCAGAGATCCACGCATGGGCATACTCCCCATACTGATGACCACCGCCATAGGTGAAGCTGATGCCAACGGCATTGGCGGGGACGGTGATGGAGCGCCAGGTCTGCACCACTCCATTGTCGAAGATGATGCCGCCGCTATCGTTGTCGCCGAACCTCGCCGACTGCTTCTTGGTGGCAAAGCCGATCTGAAACGGGCCTCGGGCAACCCCCGCAACCGTGACGGTCAGACTGATGAAGCCCTCGCCAGCAGCCGTAACTGTTATCGTTCCCTTGGCGGGATCTCCAGCCGCGTTGTTCACCGTGGCGGTGACGTTGGATGCTGCGATCTGATAGCTCACATCATCATCGTCTCGAATGTCGACCAAACCGCGCTTGACCACCGGCACCAGATTGATCGGGAACTGCCCCGGCACCGGCTGCCCGTTGCCGTCTACACTGAACAACTGGTTGGCCGGCGCAATCACGCTAACCGCTGCCGGAGCCGCGATCACTTTCCGGGCCTGCTCGATCGCTACACGGTAAGCGTTTAGGACCGCGTCCCAGTCGGAGCGAACTATCGGCGTGACTTGGCTGATGTCGTTCCATGCAGGCACCAGGCTGTCGCGCAAAGAAACCCACGCGCTTCGAGCCGCAATCAGTGCCGGCACCGTAAGCCCCAGAGCACTCGCCTGATCGAGAATGCCAAGGTAGATCACCTCAAGCCGGGCGTTCTCCGGAACGGCGATGCGGATTTTTTCGTCGATGGTGAGGGCGCCGTCGTCATCAATCGACTCCAGCGCACCGAAGATGACCGCCAACTCGTCATCCTGCACGCTGACATAGCCTGGACCGGTCAGCGGATCGCCCCTGAAGGTCAGCTGATCGCTGCCGAAAGTGATCGGCAGGCCTTCGAACCGATATGGGTGATTGCGGCTGTCGAAGTAGATGCTGCCAATCGCCACTTCCGTAGGCGCCGGGGCCGGATAACGCTCGGTGATGATTCCGACCAGCTCGTCATCGTCGGGGTCGGCAATGGGCGGCGCCTTGCTTAGTCCCTCGATGGTCAATGACAGCTTGCTGACGGTCTCCCCGACCTCAATTGAGAACTCCCGGAAAAAACCGTAGATGGTCAGGCTATTCAGCCCTGCATCTCCGATCCACAGCGACGGCTTGGCCCGCACAGCCGCAATTCGGTTTGCGACCTTGTCAATCTCGTCCGTGCGGATTAGCGCCCGCGCCGTCATGCGCTTGGCCCAAGCCCGCTCGGTAATGCTCACCTCGCCGAAATCATCGACCTCCTTGCGGCTGAAATCCCTGATGCCCGCCGTTGGTGAGGCCTCTGTTACGCCAAGCAGGGCGACCGTGCCGCCTATCAGCGTGCCCACTGAAACCTGCCCAGTTCCGGTGACGGTGATCGTCACTTGTCCGCTCGACGCCGGAAGGTCGATGAAGGTGACCGACCCGCCCGAGACTGCCTGCGTCTGGTCGTAGCCTGTGGCCTGCACCCGCACGTCCGTCGCAACCATGTCAAGCAAAGTTACCGCGCTAGCCGAGGCCAACTTGACCACGATCGACCCGGCCGCAGTGGTGGCCGTGCCAAGGGACTCGTCGAACATCGCCCAGCGGTTAGTCGGGCCGATGTCGATCCACTTGTCATAGGCGGTGGCAGGGTCATTGCCGCTGTTGTAGTCGGCGACGCTCTCGTAGATGCGGTGGGTGGAGACCTTGATGACCCGGGCGCGGAAGCCATAGCTGGCAGTTCCCGACCACTCCGGATAGTCCGTTTCCGGAACGCTGCTCGACACCAGCGCGCCCATACCTCCCGGCTGCACCAGCCGGAGGGTCGACGCCTGTCCCGGCGGGGCCGGATCACCCCCGCTGTCGGCAATGACCTCCGTTTCCGCCAGCCCCTCGACAGTCAGCCGGCAATAGCTGATCGTCGGAAGCGCCAAGTCCAGTTCAAAGTCCTTGTAGAAGCCTTCGAACGCCAGCCATGAGAACCTGTCATCTGCGATCCACAGCGCGGAGGTCGCGCGTAGTTCTGCCAGCTGGCTCTGCACTGCGTCCACACTTTCGGTGGGAAGGCCGAGCCGCACCGACATGCGCCGAGCGAAGCCGCGCTCGACAACGGTGGTCACTCCGAAAGCGTCAGTGACCCGCCGACTGTAGTCGGTCATACCGATCGTCGGCATCACCTCAGTCGTGCCGAGGTCCACCGCGCCGGCGGCCGTCACGACCCTCACGCCGTGGTCACCATTGCGAAGGCGTTGCCACCGGACTCGGACGTTACGTCATCAAGCCTGCGGGCAATCTGGCCGGTGTTGCCAGCCACGGCAGCAAGGCCCGCCGTGTTCTCGCTCCGCATCTCGGCAATCTGGCGCACCAAGCGGTCGAAGATGGAGCCAAGCTCGCGATCCGGCACCGTGGGCGGCGGCGGCGCGCTGGTCGCCGCAGCCTGGACCACCGTCTCGTTGCTCGGCAGGCTCTGCACAGGCCCCGTATTCATGCCAGCCAGCGCCGCCGCAGTTGCCGCCGTGTTCGCGTCAATGGCCGCAAGAACCGCGTTGGCGTTCTTCAGAGCGTCAAGCTGAAGCTGGGCATAGTCCGCCGTTTCCTTCGCCGCGAAGATGCCCTTGTCGACGCCCTGCGCCACCAGCGCCACGTCGCGCTGATACTGCTCGCGGGTCGAGGCGTTGTTCATGGCCGCCTCGAGGAAGGCCTTACCGGCGCCCTCGAGCCCGCCCAGGGCCGTTTCGTTGCCCTGTGCCGCCAGTGCAGCCGTCTCGCTGAACTTGGCCTTCAGAGAAGCGTAGGCGTCCGCCTGAGCCGCATCCGTGGCGAACAGCGTATCCCGGTATTTAGTCAGGCCCTCAGTAAGGCGTTTGAACGTCTCGACGGTGCTTTGAAGCGTCTTGTCCGCTTCGCCCTGAGCCTTCTCCTGATAGTCGAGCACCTTGTCGAATGCCGGCGCAACCTTCAGCAGTGATGCGTACATTCCCCGCCCGGCTGCGCTGGTGAGGTCCAGACCCAAGACAGCTTGCTTGAACTGGTCGCGAGTGGTGATGCCGGCCACCCCAAGCCTTGCCATTTCCTCGCGCACTGCGGCGGCCACTGGCGCAATCTGCTCTGCCTCGGTGAGGAACTGGTCGCGGAAGTTGTTCGTGCCTTCAAGGAACTCGTCCAGGCCGCCGAACAATTGCACCAGCGCGTCCCGCGCAGCGACGCTGTTAACGCCCACCATCCCGAACGTGCGCCCGATCGAGCGCAGCGCCATGTCGACAGACTCGTACTGTTTAGCGACCCGCATGAAGGTCTCGAACAAGCCTTCGCCAACAAGCTGCATGGAGCCGAGGGCAGGCAGAAGGCCGGCTGCCATCCGGTCTCCCACGTTGGAGAAGACGGCATTCAGCTGCCGCTCGATCTCTTCGCCGCTCATGTCCTTGAAGCTCAGCTTGCCGATATTCACCCGGAAGCCGTCAAGCAGCGCCTGAGCGCCATCCAGGCCAATGACGCTCGCGCCGCTGAGCAGGCCGTTACGAAGGCTCGCCACAACGTCCTGCACCGCCGCCGTGATGCTCGGATCAATCGCGCCCGTCGTCGTGCTGTAGCTGGTCTTCGTTCCGCCGCCGATGCCGAGGAAGCCGCTCTTCTTCTTGATCTTCTCAATCGTCTGGTAGGTCGAGCCACTGATGCCGCCGGCCAAAATGCTGCCGACGCTCGCCGCGTTCAGCTGCATCCCAAGGTCATAGAGTGACTTGGTGGTCGAGGATCCGAACAGTCCAAGGAAGCCGCTCTTGCCGCTCTGACCAAGGTTCAGCCTTGAGGTGTCGAACATCGACCCGGACACCTGAATCTGGCGCGCCACGGACCCCGTCATCCTGGCAATGCCGTCGTCGATTGAATGCAAGGCCCTGAGCATCGGGTTGTTGAACTGGAGGTCGTCGCTGGTGTTCTTCGCCACCAGCTCCAAGCTGCGCGCGATCGATTCCGACTGCGCCTTGCCGTTGCCCAGAACGGTCCCGGTGCCTGCGCTGGCCTGAAGGTCCTCGGCCGAGGTTGGAGGGGCTGCGCCGCCCTTGCCTCCGCCTTTCATGCCGAGGCTAGCCAAGAGGGCGATCATGCCGGCGACAACGGGAAAAGCGTAGACGCCAAGTTGGCTGAAAATCTTGGAGGCGCCGGCCGCCTGATCGGCAGCTGCGCGCGTGGTCGAGTTGGCAACCGACGAGCCAGTGTGAGCGATGTCGCGCGCAATCGCTGCGATGGTCTGAGCCGCTTGGAAGGCGGCATAGGCCTTTTCGACGCCGCTCATGATCTTGAAGGCGGTTGAGCGTTCCTTGAACAAGCTCTTTACGCCGGCTAGCGCCTGAGTGGTGTTACGCGCGTTGAGGGCCGCCAAGGATTGCGCGGCCTTCGCTTCGTCCATGGTCTTGTCGGCCACAGCTGCGCTGATCTTTTCGCGTTCGAGCCGGTATTCGGACAGCCCAGAAAGCAAGGTGGCCATGGCCGCGCCGGGCCGGCCGAAGGCCTCTGCGAGTGCGTCGCCCGTCAGCGCTGCCTGGTCCGCAATCGCAGTTAGGTGCTGCTGCAGAACCTCGGCATCGCTCCTGAAGAGGTCGACCGGCAACAGAGCTTTGTCGAGGTCGATCGTGCCGACCTTATCGCTCAGGAAGGTGCTCGCGTTCGCCTTGGTCGCCTCCTCCCAAGAGTAGCCGACGGCCAGGATGGCGTCTCGCAGCTCCTGCGTCGGGGCGCGGGCAGCGGCGGCAGCAACCTCGATCATCTTGATCTCGGTAGCAGTCTTGCCGATCCTGCCGGTTTCGTCGGCCAGGCCAGCAAGGAAGCCCTGCGCTTGGTCGAGGATCTGCTGGGCCTCCCGCTTTGCCTCGGCCTGTTCCGGCTTGAGCAGAGCAAGGGAAGCGCGATAGTTGTCGAGGGCTTCCTTCCCTTTCGTCCAGGCGACGTGCCAGTGGTCGCTGTGCCCCTTGTCCCCCGGGCCGAACAGCTGCTCGACGCCCGCTGCGTTCCGGCGGACGGGCAAGCCCATCTTCGCGAACAAAGAACGCACGTCATCCTTACTCATTGAGCCCATGCCGCCAGCGGGCACGAAGTCGATTGCGCGATTGGCGTAGTGGTCACTGCCCTTGACGTGCTTGCCGCCCGTCGTGCTGGTAACCTGCACTCCCGGCAATTCCCTGCGAAGCTGGGCAGCGACGGATGTCGCTGTGGCGGTGGCGGCAGCTGCAGCGCGCGTTTCGAGGCTAATGCGCTCCCGAACAGCTTTAGTCTTCTCGCTTTCAGCGTTAAGCGCGACTTCCCTTTGCCGTTCAATCGCGACAGTCTGACGCATGATTTCAGCCGTGGCGGCGTTCTCGCCAACAAGCCGAGCGCGAGTTGCAGCAAGCAGGTCGTCGTACTGCTTATTGATCCGCCCTGCGCTCGTCGAGAGAAGCTTGCCCCGCTCTACCGCCGCAAAGGATAGCGCCTCCACCGACCGCCGCTGTGCGGCCGCCAGTTGAACGTCGATCTTGGCCAGCGTACCCTCCAAGGCGTCCAGCTTGCCGGACTCACGAAGATAGGTGCCAGCCGCCATGTCCTGCTGCTGAGCGCCGCCGCGGCTCATTCGAATGCGGTTGCCTTCCACCATAGCCCGCGCGAGTTCAATTTCGGCTACCGTCTCAGCCCTGATCTGCTCGATGCGAAGCACTTGCACTCGCGTAGCATCGGCCGCCTGCTGCGCTTGGGTTCGGCCCGCATTGCGGAGGGCGTCGAGCGCCTTTTCATTCTCCTGCGCGGCAATTGTCACGCCATCCAGTGTTCGGCCAAACGCCTCCTTGGCCCGCGAGGCAACTTCCGTCTCCTTGGCATCCTTCTTGAGCTTGTCGACCGCATCGTCGAGTGCGTTGTTGCCGTCGAGGAGTTTGCCGATGAAGGGAGCGAGGATCATCGTGCCGGCGGTGATCGCGAGGCCCCAAGGTCCGAGCAGGAAGCTGGCAACGGCGCCGGCCTTGCCGCCCACGTTGGCGAACTGTCCCGCAAGCTGGCCGCCCTGCACGGCCAAGGCATTGATCGGGTTCGTTCCCATGCTGACCTGCGTGATAAAGTCCTGCACCTGGAAGGAAGCGCCCTGCATCGCCGCTCGCATCTGCGAGGAACCCCGAGCAGCGCCGCCCGTGCCCTTTTCCAACCGCACCATCTCGGCATTTGCCGCGCGGATACGGTCGGCGAGTTCGGTCAGCCCCTGACCTTCGGCGGCAAGCGCCCGCTGCTCGGCCCGCATGTTGCGGATTTCGGTCGTGGTCTTGCCGAAAGTCTCGGCCTGGCGCTGAAGCTGGCGGACCATGCCTTCGCCAGCCTTCTCCGCCTTGGCGGTCGCCTGCCGGACGCTTTCCAGCTCGCGAGTGGCTGCGCTGCCGAAGCTGCTGATCTGAGCCGTAGCGCCGCCAAGATTCACCATGTTGCCAGTGGCGCGCTCGATAGCCTTCGCCTCTTGCAGCACCTTGGCTTCGGTCGAGTCCATCGCCTGCTGCAGCTGAGCAAGCCCAGCATACTGAGGATCGATGATGAAGCCGATTTCAAGGGAGGGTGAACCTTCTCCGTCCATAGAACGCCCTCCCACGAAAAAGGGCCGCTCCGAAAAGCGACCCTATGCTTGAACAAGTCGAGTGCTGGAGTTGCTACAAACCGTCGCCTGTTGCGTCGGCTTCGCCCTCACTTAAGGTATCCGGATTGCTGGAGCCGTCCGCCTCGTACCAAGTCGGTGCGGCATTGCTTTTCGGATGCACCGCTGCTGCTTCTACGGCAGCTTCAGTTGCGGCGGTGGCTTGCTGCTCAAGCTCATCGGCCTTTTGCTGTGTTTCCAGCGAAGCCGCAGATTGCTCCCGCACTTCCTGCAATGCCTCGTCGTATCTTTGTCGCGCCTGCCAGTTAAGCACTTGGCAGACCCCCAAATACATGAGGTTGGCAATCACGATGAGCAGAACGACCTGCCCGAAAAGCTTGTTTGACACTAGACGCTCCTGCACAGCTTAGACTGTGCTTGTGCGTCCGGGCTACGCTGGAAACAACCTTTAGCCCAGAACCGCCTCGAGCCGGGCCTGCTCGTTAGAAGTAGCCCGGCGTGTTCCAAGCCTTGCCGTTACGAATGACGCTGATCGTCGAAAGAGACACGCCGAAGCGAGCCGCCAACTCCCTCAACAGCGCCTTTGGCTCAGCTCGAATGGCCCTAACGTCGTCCCTGCTCAGTATCGCGGTACCGTTCTTCTCGCCTGCGGCAAGAGAGCCATGACGGATTCTGTCAGCTAGGTTCTCCTCGCTGGTTGCCCATCGCAAGTTTGACGCGCAGGCGTTAAGCTTATTGCCGTCGCCATGAGCGCAGTCGTGCAGTGGCGGACGGGGACCGTGGAACGCGGTGCATACCACGGAATGAAGCTTGGCCTTCCTCCGCACCCCTGCGCGATGCAGTTGCAGGACCGGATAGCCCCAGCAATCAACATGGGGCTCCACAATCTGACCGCGCCGAACGCGGCTGTGTGCGGGACGATAGTTGGTCGCCGGAATTGACTGTACCCGATCGAGCGACCGAAACCTGCCGAATGAGCTAACCTCGTATAGGCCCTCGTAGCCATCGACTGTACGCCACTCTTCTACGCCACTTACTATCGGAGTAGGCTTTGTGCTACCTGACGAAACAGCCATGATTGATCTCCACAGGATCAGTTGAGGTCAGAGCCGGACGAAAGGTGCAAACTCTCGTCCGGCTCGTCTTTCTTTAGCCTGCCCAAGGGCAGTAATCAACTTCACTCGATCCCAAACCTCGCCTTGACCCGGCGCAATTCCACTTCCCGTTGCCGCTCGGTAATTGGCGCGTCCCAAGGCGGCGAACAGTCTTCACTTTCGGCTTTGTGAAGCTCGCGTAGATATTCAACTGACAGGTGCCGATAGAGCCGAGCTTCCCAGGGCGGGAGATCAACACCTGTGCGGTTGCACCAGGCGTCCAACTCGCTCCACTTCAGTGGAACAGCCCCCATCCCGCCCTGCTCGGTCAGGCCGATTTCTACAAGTCGGCTGATGAGTTCGGGTGCCGGATTTGGCGGCATCAGGACAGGGATCTTGTCGGCCTTCATCTGCTCAAGCCGGCTGACCGGGGGCGGCATTGCACCGCTCTGCCCGGCCAAACCGTCCGTCGAGATTGGTTTCGGTACGGCGTGAAGGTACGCCATGTACCGAACGAATAGGGTTAGGCGGCGTGAGAGGCCGCTTTGAAGTTTCCCCAGTCGGCTACGAACTTGCTGACTTGGCGGGTGATGTAGCCGAGGTGCGGGTCGCCATAAACGGCCCTGAACAGGTCGCTGCCCTGCTTGTCGCCGCAGGTCAGCCCCTCGAACTGCACGGTGAGGTCGGCCAAGTCCTCGGTCGTCTCGGCCAAGCGCTCTTCCGCCGTCGGGGCAGTGATCTTGCCCTCGTTGTCATTCATGCGCTTAATGGCGCGGGCGCCTTGGCGGCTTTCAACCGCGCCGAACTCGCGGCTGCCAGGGCCGTGAAGAATGACCCGAACCGGCTTGTCGCCATCGTAAAGGGGCTCGCCAGTCGCGCTCTTCAGATGGAGAGCGCCCGTGCCGGCGACCTTGAGAGTCGAAACGTCCATGATAGTGCCTTTCGCGGGAAGGGTGTTCCAGCTCGCTCTGCTGCCCGCGACGGCGGGAGCGAGCTGGAACATAGGATAGGCCGGCGTCGCGGGCGCCGGATCAGTTAGGCGCCAGGAACGACCACAAGGTTCTTCTGGAACACCATGGTCGGCTTCACGGTGTTCACCGCCCCAGCCGCCCCAACACTGTACGGAAAGCCCAGGCAGATGAACTGCGTGTAGATGACCGTGTTGTCCTGAAGAGTGATCTCCACGGAATAGTTCTTCTGCGTCTTGTCGTCCGCCGCGGTGCGGAGCAGGGTCTGTCCGGCGTCAGACGGATCCAGCGCGATCGTCGGGCTGATTCCGCCGTTGTCCGCAGGCCCCTTCAGCTTCAGCTTCGGCCCATTGAGCGGCTGAAAGGCCACCTCTTCGTAAGTGGCGCCGAAGTCTCCGAGACCCTCGACGTTCGCAATCTCGGTGTGAGTCAGCGCGGCATAGCCAGTCGCGTCGAAGGTGGCTGGCGACGCAGCCGAAATGGCGAGCTTCGTGCCCGCACCAGTGCTCATTCCCATATTATGTCTCCTTGGTGGCGAGCCGGGCTAGCCGGCGGTCTTCAGCCCGTTACCGAGCGGAATAGGTTAAGCTTCGGCCTTGCCCTTGGAGGCAGGCTCGGGCTTGCCGATCAGGCCAGCCGCTTCGTAATTAGCGTGGGCGCCAGCATCGAACTCGTGTTCCTTGCCGCCCTCGAAGGTTTCCCCGGTGCCGGCATCGGTGAACGTCTTGGCCGCAAAGCCCTTCTTCTTGCTCATGAGTGCTACTCCCTAGTGGTGATTAGATGGTCCGCACCGTCATGGTGCTGCCGGCTACGGAATGGCGCGGAAGCGGATGAAGCTGCCTGCCGCGATGGTGACCAGCGATGACGCGACTTCGGAGCGGAGCATGACCCGGAACATGCCAGTCGGCGTTGGACCAGTCTCGAACTCGGCCGACAATCCCCCCGCCCAACTCCAGTTGGTATTTGGGTGGCCGGTGCTCGCGGCGTAGGTTTCCCCCCAAGGCTGACCGTAAGCTCTAATGCTGCTGGTCGCAGTGATTGATGCCCAGACTTCTGAGGTGCCGTCATTGCAGCCGGTTGGCCATGCGATGCCCGGCTGGGCGCCTGTCGTCGTGACAGCGGTCCGCAGGCGAAGGGAGCCAACAACTTCATACCGCGTATTTGCTGCCGGAGTGAACGCCAGTGGCGAAGCCGTGCCCGTCGTCGTGTTGTTGGTGAAGCCGGAGGTCAGTCGAACGTAAGTCCAAGGATCCGAACCGCTTGGCAGCGCCGAAACCGGCGCCTTGTAGTGCGTCCCGGCCCGATCAATGATCAGATTGTCGGTCGGCAGGATCGCCACGTTACGGAGCCGTGGCTAGGTTCGCGATGCTGAAGCCAAGCTGCTGGCCCGAAAGCGTCAGCGGATTGGTGGCCGCCGTGCCCGCCAGGGTAACAGGGGCATGGCTCGCGCCGCGGATGGCGTCGAGGTCGGTCACCGCCGTCACGGTCAGGAAGCCGACCTTGTTGAACTGCGCCGGCAGCATCAGGCCCGCGTTGGTCGCGTCTGCCGCCGGGAGCGTTGCGTCGAGGCCCGTGTCGCTGATGACCACGCCGTTGGTGGCGCTCGGCGAATAGGTGAGGTTGGTCGCGCCGCCGACCGTGATGTCGAGGCTTTCCTGCTCGGCAATCTTGCGCCAGGTGCTTGCCGCCAGCCACTGATAGATCGCCCAGCCGGAGCTAACAGTCGGGTCGGCGGTTGCCGTGTCGACCATCACCCGGTCGCCGACGCTAAGGCCGGTCAGGGCGTTGCGGGCGGCAATGTCAGCCACCCGATACTCGCTCGTTCCCAGCGCGCCTGCGACATACGCCAGCACGTCCGCGCCGCTGGTCTTGTAATGCACCCCTGATCGGGAGAGCATGAATACGTCAGAGCCCAAGAATGCCATGCGTGCTTCCTTTTAAGGTGCCCAGTCCAGGTTCTCGATGACTGCGGCTGGCTCGCCCGCAACCGGGGCAGCCGGCGGGCTCACCTGCTCGCTGGCGGTGCTTGCGGCATCGTAGCTGACCCGGAAATCCTGGGTTTGTTCAAAGCTTGAGGCGGGTCCAAGCACGTCCGGTCCGGTGCCAGCGGTCAGAACCGACACTGACTGGCCGCCGCCGATCGCCCCCGTTCGTCCCGCGCAGGTGTTCTTCACCAGTTGCACGATGCGGGTCTGCTCGCGATAGCTGTTCGCCCGCACCGTGACTGAGATCCGCTCAGTCGTTCGCACTACTTCCCCACGACGGAGCGATTGGCGCTCAACGGAACTGACCAGCCGCACCAGCAGCGCGGGCAACGCAATGGCGTCGGGCAACGCGCCCGCCTTGATCCGCTCGATCGGCACCGCAGCGACCAAGTCCGCGTTGTTCATCAGCAGGTGTCCGATGATGTGAACGCCGGTCATTCGCCGCTCCCCACCTCGTCAGGGCCGGTGATGCCCGCCTTGCTGACCCGGCTGTTGATGTAGCTCTGAGCCGCCGCGATTGCTTCGGAGGCCTTCATGTCCAGCGCGGGGCGAAGAAACGGACGAGGCCGGGCGCCGGGGTGGAAGACCGTCGTGCCGGCGAACTGCCCGTTGATGACCAGCGAGCCTTCCTTGGCCTGCTTGTTGATCCGTCCGACGCTCCGCCCCTCGCGCTGGCTTTCGTCCACGCTGATAAAGTGCGGCGCCGTGCCATACTCGAGCCACGGAGCGATGTAGGCCCCGGGTCCTTTTACCTGCACCCGGGCCGTGACCCGCCCGTCTGCCGTTGTCACCCGCGTCTTGATTGCGTCCCGAACCTCGGATGAGGCAACCTGCAGCTTGGCTTCGTCGGCAACGACCTTCGCCGCCACCCGTCCAGCGCCCCGCAACAGCTTGCGCTCGACCTGGTCGGGCAGTTGAGCAAGGAACTGGCGAACATCGCCCTTGCCCTTCACCGTAGGCATCAGCCAGCGCTTCCAGCCGTGCTGTAATCTTCGACCATGAACTCCAGGACTTCACGACGGCCCATCTCGGCGGGTCCAGCTACGACCTGCATGATTCGCGAGCCCATGACGAACCGCATGGCCGGGGTGATGTCGTCCCTCCACCGGATCCGGACCCGCGCCGGACGAGTGGCGATGTTCAAGCCATCCGCCAGGCGTTCACCGCGGCTGGGCAGCATATCCTGCACCTCTGCCGCGACTTCAGCGACCAGCGACCATCCGCTTGCCCCCGCGCCGTCGAAACTGTCGTCGCTGGTGGGGCGCTCGATGCGGATGCGCTGCCGCAAGCGACCCGCGGCAATCATCAGACCGCAACCCACATGTGCGGCCCCAGCAAAGACGCTGCGGCGAGTGGCATTTCGTGCATCTGCCGGTCGCTAACCGCCTCCCGGTTGGCGAAGGCATGGGCGGTCAGCATGCGAACCGCCAGCACCACGTCGGCATAGCCCTCCAGGTTCAACAGCCCGGCCGTAAACCTTACCTTCACAGCGCCATATGAACTAGGCCAGGCGGAACCAAATGACGGCAACAGCCAGTTGCCGGACAGCCTTGTGCCCGTGTATGTCGCCGCCATTCCGTCGCCTGCGACATAGGTCACCGTGTCGACGGAATGGACCGGGCGGGCTGGCAAGTCTCGCGGGAAGGCTGTCCCCTCCCACTCAAACTCACCCGGCGTCAGGATTAGGTTGGTAACGCGCTCCACATGAGCAACCGCGGCATCCCTGAACGCCTTAATCAGGTTGTCATGGCCAGTGTAGGCATCCTCCACCTCACACTGAGCCTTGGCGTCCGCAAGCGGCAACACCGCCTCCCCGTCGAAGGCAGAGAGGCGGCGCAGCATGGGTTAAGCCTTCCGGCCAGTACGGGCGCGGCTGGCTGGCGTGACCGCCTCGACCCCGCCCAGCTTGGTTTCGTCACCGTCAGCAGCCTCGGCCGCAGCAATGTCCTTCGACACGTCGTTGACCATCGACTCGTGAACGGCAACGCCGCTGCGTTCGTCGATGATAACGCCCTCGTTGTTGGCTTCATTGTTGTGGAAAATGCCACGCTTGTCGTTGTCAGCCATGTTGGCCTCCTATGCTGAATGGGGTGGTGGGGAAGAGCTTCCATCCCTCCCCCACCGGCATCACTTAGACGACACGCCCAAGGTCGCCGTAGATGATCGCCTGCGGGCGGTAGATCGCGAGGGCCAGGCGCTGCTCCGCACGAATCGTCACCTTGTTGCGGATGAAGTTATCCTGGTCCTCGGTGCTCGCTTCGACCGTCGCGTTCTGGCGGTCAAAGATCTGAGCCGCCAGGTTGAACGCACCCACCAGCGCCTTGTCGATGCCAAGAGCCTGCGTCGGAACAACGGGAAGACCCCACAGCGAAGGCGCGAGATTGCCCTGCGGATTGCCGATCAGATACTGACCAGTGGTGTCCTTCGCCATTTCGATCGCTGCCAAGTCGATCGGATTCATGACGATGCCGTTGGCCGGGTACTCCGCCAGCGCAACCTGCAGAACCATCAGGCGCAGGACGTCGAGGGGGCTGGTGGCCGTGAGGCCACCAGGCGCAGCATATGGAGTGGCCGCGCTGACGAGGCCCTGCATGTTCTGGCCGGTGTTGTTGCCGTTGAGGAGCTGCTGCTCTTCGGCGTAGGCCAGACCATACCGCAGGCGGTTGTCGATGATCGAGCGAAGCTGCGGCACGTCGGCAAGCACCTGCACCGAAGCTCGCATCCAGTGAGCGATCGTGCGAACCGTGGCGGTCGCATCCTCGAACTGCAGTTCCGACTGCGGCTTCAGACCGCCTTCAGCCACCGGAGCGGCGGAGTTGGTGAACAGCTTCTCGCGCTCGTATTCGATCGAGTTGCTGTTGGTGCTGCCCTGAGCCAGCAGTGCCCGCACGGTAAGCCGGCGCTGCTGAAGCTCGACCTGCACGCCGCGACGATCGGACTGGATCAAGGCGCCAGCGGAACCCGCTGCATCCGTGCTGAGCGAGGAGATGTCCTTCACCTCGACGACCACTCGGCCACGCGGGCGCGCTTGGTCAGCAAACGACTTGAACTCTTCGGCGTCAGTGAAACGCTCGCCGGCCGTGTTCGCGCCAGTCTGTTCCACCCGCTCGCGAGCCATCTTCTGCTCGAGTTCGGTCAGCAGGCCCTTGACCTCGTTGAGGCTCGTCAGCGCCGTGTCGGCCGCGTCCTTGGCGTCCTGGGAGAGCTTTTCGCCCTTCTCAGTGCGGCCGAGTGCGTCCGTGGCAATCGCCTTGACCTCGTCGAGGCCCTTTTCGAACAGGCCCTTGGCCTCCTGAGCGAGCTGCTCAGAAGTCTTGGTTTCAATGGTCATGTTGTGTTCCTTGTGGGGTGAGTTCAGGCGCGGAGTTGCGCCCCAAGAGCGGCCCAGAAAGCCGCGTCGGGTTCATTGCCGGGCTCACCCCGGAGCAATGGTGCCAGGCCCTTGCCCGCAATCGCGGTGGCCTGGGTCTTCGAGAAGCCTGCCTCGCGCAGGAACTCCTCAAATTGTGGAAGGCTCGGCAGGTCGCCGCCGCCTAGAATGTCTTTCACGCCGGTGATGTTGGTCAGCGGGTTCATGGCAACCGTCACCAGCGAGACTTCATGCACGTCGAGAGACTTGATCTCCCGAATGTTGCCCTTCATCTGCCCGGTCGGGTTGCGGTAGCCGATCGAAAGCCCGCCCAGCGAGCCATCCTTGACCAGCTCGTAAGCCTCGCCGCCTTCCCGCGTCTTGACGCTGATCTTGCCCTCTACAAGCAGACCGCCATCGGTGTCCGTCATCCGAGCCCACTTGCCCACCGGGCGCTTGTGGTCGTGATAGAGCAGCATCGGGAGCGACGACTTGCCCTCAAGCGACTTGCGAGCGGCGCCGGGAAGGATGCGGTCAAAGCCGTAATCCACATTCCCGTAAGCCGCGGCAACGCCCTCGATGTGGCCTGCCTCGTCAAGGTTCTTGACCTCAAGGGCGAGCGATGGAGTGGAGGTGTTCATTGTTCTGTCTCCTGCCCGCTTTGCGCGATGGGCTGGTTCTGCATCTGCATCCGGGCCACGTCGCCGCCCTCGATCGGAGCGAGGTTTTCCAGCGCTCGGACTTCGTTGATGGTCCGCCAGCCGTTCTGAAGGCCGGACTGATAGAAGGCTGCCCGGCTGGCACTGTCGCCGCGCAGCAGACCCTCAAGGTTGAACTCGATCGTGACCCCGTTCAGTCGGTCCTCACGGGTCAGCAGCTGTTTCTCCAGCGCCATCTCGATCCGCTTCAGGCGCCGGCGAAGGCTGAACTTGACGAAGCCCAGCGTCTGCTGCTCAAGGCCCGTGCCCCAGCTGGTGCTATTCTCGGTGTGGCCGATCATGTGCGGCGGCACGCCGAAGATCCGGCAGATTTCCTCGACGCCGAAGCGCCGGGTTTCCAGCATCTGGGCGTCTTCCGGCGTCATGTTCAGCGCCTGGAACTTCATGCCGCGGTCAAGCAGCAGCGGACGACCTGCGTTCTTGGCACCGATAAACCGCTCACGAAGGTGGTCGTCGAACTCCTGCCGTTGCTCGCGGGTCAGCTTTACCGAGGGATCGGTGGAGAAGATGCCGCTTGACTGCACCCCGTTGGCGAAAATGGTCGAAGACGCGCTGTCCGCATGAACCGCGCTGTCAAAGGCGGCCCGGCAGACGGAAAGAACCGAAGCGCCGCTCAGTGCGTCGCCCAGCGGCCCCCGAATGTGCAGCATTGTCTGGCTGGTCACAGCCCGCTGATTGCCGCCCTCGGTCCAACGATACTCGATGTCGCCATTCGGGAGCCGGCGAGCGCGGACAACATCAGGTCGAAGAGGCGTCAGGGAAATGATGGAACCGTCGCCGCGCTTGTCCATCACGGCGTAAGCGTTGCCGTGAAGCTCGATGCCCGCTGCCATGTATTCCCAGAAGTCCAGAGCGGTCTGGTCGTAGTTCGGGCTGCTGTGCAGGATGAAGTAGAGCGTGTGATCCCGCGCCACGGTGCGAACGCCTGAGCGATCAGTGCGATAGACCATCAACGGAAGCGAAGCGATCGTCCCGCAAATCACGTTGAGGCAGCCCCATGTGGCGCTGTGTCCCGCCGCGCTGCCGCTGTTCTGCGCCCGATAGTCCATCGCGTCGGCAACGGTCACCTGATTGGTGACGAAGTTGGCGCCGTTTTCGGTTGATGCCAGACCGCCATGCCAAGCGGTGATGTCCTTCTTTTGCGGCGTCAGCGTGGCCTCCGCTTCTGCGGTCCCGCTCTGATATTCGACCGTGAAGGTGCGGCGGGCATTCATGCGGCGTAGCTCGCAATCCATTCGTCGACGTTGTCGCCACACGCCTCCGGATTACGGCTCATCAGCATGACGGCGTTGAAGCTCGCCACCAGCGGATCGATCTTGGCTTTGCCAGCGGTTTGCTTGGTGATCAGCACGGCGTTGCCCCTTTGCTCGACCTTCGCGTTCCCGACGCACCAGGTCATGAGGCCCTGGCCCGAATGCCAGAGCGTGCCGTCTTTCAGCTTGCGTTCCATGCCCCACACTGCCGACGAAAGCCGGAAGCCTTGGGAAATGCCGGTCATCTGCTCGTCCGTGATGCCGCGGCTGACCAACTCATCAACCAACGCGGCCACCCCCTGGGGGTCTAAGCCGATCGCGTTCGCATCAGGCAGCAAGCCCGCGTCCTTGATCAGCTCTATCGTGTCGGCAATGCCGAGAATATCGCCCGTCGGACTGTCGCAAAGGGTTAATGTCCCCTCGGCAATGAAGTCCTCCAGCCGCGAAACAATGTCCTTGCGGCGCTCGAACACGTCGGGCTGCGCCCATGCGTGATTCCAGAGCAGCCAATCCCGCGTCGTCTTGCAGCGGCCGAGCACCCCAAGCCCCGCAAGGTCATCCAATCCGCCGCCGTCAATCCCTGCAACCACTACTTCCGAGCGCTCCAGCAGCTCGGGCAAGGTGAGCGTAGGGTCTGCCGCGTCCGTCCAGTAGCGAGCGCCGGCCCAGGCGTCGTTGCGAAGCGCCAGCCCCACTTCCACATTGAAGTGCTGCGATGCCAGTAGCGCCAGTGCGCCGGGCTCGGCCCCGGGCTGCTCGGCCGCTAGAAGCTGGTTCCTGAGGAACTGCTCATCGACCGAGCGGCCCATGTTCGGGTTGACTAGCGGCCAGAGCTTGCGGTCTTTCCAGCCGTCGTCCTTCGCCAGTTCTTCAGGAAGCTCATAGAGGACCGCCAGCCGCGGAAGCTGGACGTTGCCGTCGCGTATGTCTCGCGCCAGCGAAAGCTCCGACTTGAAGAGGCCAACCGGCGGCTCCTTCGATTGGGTTGTGATCTGAATCATGAAGCCATCGGGTCGAGCTGCCAACGCGCCCCTGATCTCGACGAAGATTTCCGAGGCGTTCGACTTCTTGGCAAAGACGTGCGTCTCATCGACCAGAATGCCCGTCGACTTGGACCCGGTGATGACGTCTGTGTCTGCCGCCTTGATCTGCAGGGTAGCGCCCGTTCGGTGGTGCGTAAGCGTCTTGAGGTGGTCCTGCGGCTTCTTGAACACCTTGCGAAGTTCGGGGTCGGCCAGAATGATGTTGCGAGCCTGCTTGTAGGCGATGCCCGCGATTTCCTTGGTCGGAGCAATCAGCAGGAACTCGGCATTTGGCCGCCTGTTGACCAGCATGGCAACGACCATGATCGCCGCCGCGTAGCTGCTCTTGCCGTTCTTCTTCGGCACCAGCAGGAAAAGCTCCTGCACCATGCGCCGGTTCGTCTCTGCGTCGTAGGAGCCAAACAGCACCGCCACGATATCGCGAAACCAATCCCCCGCCGCGTCTTTCATGGCCGGCGTGCCGATAACGTCCGGCAACATGAGGCGATCGAAGATCCGGATTGCCTTGTCGCGCTCGGCCTCGAACAGGGGCAGCTCAGGCACGAGGCTTTCACCGGCCTTCAGCCTGCGCTCCCAATCAGGGCAAGCAGTTGACCACCCCATTACGCTGCCAGGAGTTGTGGGACGTAGGTTTTCAGCAGAACGCCCATGTCCTTGTCGCCTCGCCAGTATCCATCAATCCATATTGCCCGCTCAGCCTTCGCGCTGGCTTTCGGCTTGAAGTGCTTGCGGACGTAATGAAGAGGCATCGCAAAGGCGGAGGCTGCGTCCTGCTGATTCCGCCCCTGCTTGCCCGGACGGATTGAACAGCGAACCCATAGTGCAAAAGAGCCGTTGCCAGTTATCCGCGCAGCACGTTCGACCCGCCTATCCATTGGCTTGGAGTCAGTAACCGTGAGGCCGGGCTGGTTGATGATGCAGAGAATGGCTTCGACCAGTTCGGCGGCTATGGCCGCTTCACCTTCGCGCCAGTCGCCGTGCTGAACCGCGATATCGGTCTCACCTCGCTTCACGATAATCATTGGGCTAATGCGGCTTGGCTTTATGATGCGAACAGAGAAGCCGCCGTCGCGCTCAACGCAGGCGAAGGCCGCCTTGCCCTGAATCTCAATCCAAACCTTGCGCGCTGGCAGCACCGCCATTTCCGAGAACGGTGGAGAGTCCCGCCCCGACAAGCCTTCGACGGAGCGGTTGGCGCAGGCGGCGTGGTTCGCCATGTCCCATATTTCGGTCGCGTCAATAAACTGGTGCGCGATCAGGTCGCCGAATGCGTCCATGTCGTTGGACGCCACCGCGCGCCGCAAGTAGCGCGATGCTAGGGGCGGCATCGAAGGCCGGGTCACTTCGTCCAACCTGGGCTTGGCTTGTGCTTGAGGACGAGCCATTTGAAGAACCATTGATCTCGTGTGATTCCGCCCTTTCCGAGCAGAAGCCGAAAGGTTTGAGCGCCTTGGGCGGACTTTGGCATACCCGCTCCTTAGTTGATGGCGCTCGAGGGCGCTCCGAGATCGTCGCCCCAGCCGGTCCCGTGACCAGCGGTCTTGCTGGCGTCCGCCGCTTCCTCCTTCTTGCCCTTGGCAATGTCGCCCGGCTTGGAGTGGATGTACGGTGCCGCCGCCTGAGCCATCGCGGTCCGCAAGCGAATGTCCTGCTGATCGTCGCGCATCACAGCCAGCATGAAGTCGAGCGGGGTTTCGTCACCGCTGCTGCGCTTCGCCGCAAGCTCACACGCCTCAAGGGCATCGCGCACGGCCTTGGTCTTGCGACCAGCTCCTGGCCGCGCTCCACCTCGGGGCATTTGATTAGAACTCCTACGGACCGCTGAAATCAAACAGCACGGAATAAAACTGCGCGTGGGACGGATAGCGGTTCAGGTGGGCCGGGCCTCGCGGGGTTTGGACCTCCCCCCTCCCTTCACCGCATCTCTGCGGCTTGCTCCAGGCGCTGCTTGTGCTTGGAGTGGCAGGGCGAGCTGCACAGCGTTTCGAGGTTGGCTTCGTCCCAGAACAGCGTGATGTCGCCGCGGTGGGGCTTGCGGTGATCGCAGACTAGCTTGGAGGTATCGGACTCAAGCCGGCCACACATCTGGCAGGTGAAGCGGTCCCGGGTAAATACCGACCAGCGTAGTTTGAACCAACGTGCCGTGCGGTAGAGCGGGCGGAGCGGGTTGAACGCAGTCCGCTGACGCTCGAGCCCGGCCGCTCCGTTGGGCACTGATGTAAGCTTGGAAGGCAGCCCGCTTAATCGGGCAGGCATGGCCTTAAGCTTTCCCACTGCTCTTTCGCTCGATGGCTTCCTGCATCCGTGCCAAGCCTTCAAGCCATAGGCGAAGCATGGGGTGATCGGGGAGCTTGGTGGGCATATGGGTTTCCGCCAGCAGTTGCGCTTGAATGCCGCGTTCGCTGCGCTCGGCTGCAGAGGCGATG